AGTATATTCACCTTGATGAATGTAGTCTACAAAATCATTGTATGGGTTATTCTGTAAGTTAATTGGAATCTGATATGATCCCAAATCCAATCAGGAACCTTAGTCGGACTATAGGTTACAATTTCAATGATACTGTCTTCAACAATATTGGTAGTACTGTTAAAAGTAATACTATCTACTAGACCATCTGCTGTTAGAGTTGTTGTGTAGTCGAAAGTTTTAGCACCATTAAAGAATACTTCAAGAGTTTCATCAGTATTTGTTGGATCAATCTTCTGAGCAAGCTCATAAGTACTTTGATACAAGTCTGATTGAATTGCTACATCAGAAATAATGTTCCATTTCATAAATGTGCTGTTACTTGGTTGATAGTACTTGTAAGTACTGTCATTCTCAATAACATAAGCATACATGTTTTCTACTGGAGATTTGAATAAATTCATCTCTGAAACAGTATTGAACACACGATACATAGAAGATTTAGTAACTTCAGGAACTTGACGAACAGTTTGTTTTGATTCTTCAGGACTACGAACCCAATCAGAGTTTAAGTTCTGTACTAGAGCACCATTGGTATCTTCAGAAATTACATTATAGAAATATAATCCTGGAATTTCAGTTAGAGCACCAGCTTTAGAATAGGTATAACGTACAGTTTGTAGGAAGTTCTCGAAAATGTAGTAGTTGTATTCACTTAATTCTACATGTTCTTGATAAATCTTGTCCATACCGTAATTGTAGTTGATTTTTAGTCCGAACAAATTTGAACCAGTAAACGTGCTGCTAGGATAAGCAGTACTGTTATCTAGTTTAATACCGTGTTTGTCATATAGTTGGAATAATGGAAATTCATTAACACCAGTTTTAGCTTGTGCTTCAGTCCATTCACGCCCATTCCAGTATACAGCAGTGTTGCCATATACGTTACCAGAACGCACCAGAACAACGTCACCAGTTAGAGGTTCACCAGTAGGGCGAGCGGTTGTTTCTTCGTCTTCGTCCAATACAAGGCCGTATACACGTGTTCCATCAGCCATTTGCTTGATGTATACCTTATAGATACGGTTATTCTCACCAGCGTTACCAATACTAGTGAATAGGATGCGATCTCCAGCTTGTAGAACATAACCATCGACACGAACGTTGTTACCAACGTTTTTCTGTACAATATCTTCAGGTTTAATTGAGTCAGAAAGATAATCAACATCACCACGATAGCGAGTACCGTAGTTCATTAGTTCGATATTCTTATTAAATTCAATAATTGGTACTTGAGCACGGCGGAAACGGTTTCCTTGTGCCATTTGTTCAGTTACAACAGTTCCATCAGGTAGAGTTTGTCCAATGGTATACCAGAAGTTTTGTAATGACCAGGTGTTACCATTAAGAGCACCACGTTCCATTACGATATAGTCTGGAGAAATACCATATTCGTTTTCTGTATCCCACAAATAGGAACTGAAGTTTTGTAATTTGTTTGGGTTAATTGGTGGAGTCCATGAATAGTACTTCCCACTTAATAGACGAGCTTGATTCTCAGTCAAAGCACCGTAATGCTCCAAATAACCAACTAAATCAGGGTAGAATTGGAGAGAACGAACACTGGTATCATCATTACGAGATACATATGCTGGGCTAAACTGATAGTCTTGACGTTGTAGGTCTAATTCATTCAGGAAGATCTTTCCTGAAGCCGCAGGAGAGCCGCGATCACCGATATAACCGTCTACGATTTCTTCATCTGCTGGATTAAACCATTGTTGGATAATGTCATCACAGAACATTTGAATTTGTTCTAGACCTTGCATCCATTCTGGCAATCTTTTAATGAACAATTTTTGATTCACTGCTTCAGCTACTTTAGAAGCCTGAAATTTAAATTCGTTCGCCATTTTATTCTCCAATAAAAATTCTTTTTCTCATTTGTTTTATTTATGGCAATATAAAGGGCATCCGAAGATGCCCTTTTTGTTATTTGCCAATATTGATGTTACTTTTCGCTAGAGAGTTCACGATAATAACGTTATCAACTGTCGCAGTACTTACAAACAATTGGTCTGAAGCACTTGGTATCTCGAACAATTCACCAAATTTAGAGCTTGGATTTTGTGGAACGATAACAACAGAAGCAATTTCTGTACTTAAGTTAATATGAATATAGGTTGCTAGTTCAGTATAGTAGAAGCTTTCACCGAAATCCCAATTATCTACACTAAAGAAGTCATTGGTTAGTGAAATTACCTTCTGACGAATCTCGTCATCACTCAAAGTACTGTTAGCAAGCTTAATTACTTTGAAATCCGCACGATAATCTGCATCAGCAGTATCACCAAACAGTTTTAAGTATGTAGCACTATGCCAAATCATACTATCACTCACTACAATCTTATTCTCAACATCCGTAAACATCTCTTTTAGTTCAACACTAGTAGGTGGTTTAGGGAATTCAGAACCATTTGCTTGTTTAAGCCATATATCAACTGCTTCTTTGTAAGAACTTGTAAGAACATACATATCAATCAAGTTAGTTCTACTTGGGTCAATACGATTATCGTCTGGAGCATAGTGTTTCCAATGATAATTAATATCTACACGAGCATCTTTCTTGATAAAGTAGTCAGTACTTACATCCTTATAACCATAATAATCTAATTTTACTGATTCATCAGCAGTATCAGAACTCATATTGTCAATAGCACGTTTAAATGCTTGCTCAGGAGTGATTGGATTCTGGTCTGTACTTAATGTCATATTAGACAAGAAGTTGTTCATACGGTCATTGTTATTACCAACAGTCTGTTGTACAAAATAATCAGAACCATCTAACTCAAAACCAATAACAAAACCAGTTCCTTTGTTCAAAAGTGCTGAAATATTAGTGCTACGCATGTTAACATTACGAAGTAATGCAGCTTTACGATACGCAATTGTCTCAGAGTTAGCATCAGTTAACGTATATGTCCAAGTACTGTCCAATAATGTGAAATCGGAACCAGTTGGATCGATCATATCAATCGTAAAGTCCGTATTTTCATGGAATACAAGCCATTGTTCATATTTTGTCTTATTTGTACCAGTTAATGTAGGTACAATGTTTCTGAACTGATTAGGATTCAGAGGAATACCATTAGTATCACGAGAAGAACTTGTGATAATTACACGAGAACCATCAATATAACCATTTTCCTGATTTACAGTCTCAATAATTTGGAATGATTCATCATCAGTGTAACCATTGTTATTGGTATAGTTCGAGTTATATGATAGAATGTCAATTTTATCCGATTGTACAGTACCAGTACTAATATCACTGATGTTTTCAGTACTAACGAAGTAGAAACGAACCTTTTCTCCACCAACGAAGATGTAGTTCACCCCATTACTAACAAATTCCCATGACTCAGAGGTATAAGAAACGTTAATAAGGATAGGATAAGCGATATTATTGTATTCTACAGTATCAGTAGTGTAGGTTCCTTCAATTGGAATCCATGTTAGTGTATTAGGATCATAAATCAATACAAAATCAGTCTTTTTATCTAATTCAGAAGCAATTGTTTGAACTTCAACGTTAGAAAACTTAACACGGAACGGTTTAATGAATTCTGTTGCTGACTGATTACTATTAATTGGCATTGATAGTACTAGATAACCATCTGTTGTAGTATCAACTACAGAAGTCCAAATATCTACACCTGAAGCAGTTGGGAAATTGATAATTGTACCAATATCATAAGAAACAACAGTACTTCCTACCATAATTCTACCATAAGTGTTAGAAGAATAGCTAGAATTGAACTCTGGAATCCATTGTTGGTTATTACTGATGATAACTGTGTTTGTTGGGAACTCTTGATACAACTGAATAACAGCATTATCACCAATTAATGGTTGAATACTATCAATTACGATTGCTGTATTAGATTTCGCAGTCGGTAGAAGTACTGAATTACTTGCCTGGATGGTATCACGATAGATTGCTCCATCATCAGTGAATACATCAGTGTTTTGATACTTACCTGTTGGGTCATTAATATCAATGAAGCGTGATTGACCGGAATAGATACGGTTAATTGCTTTTGCTTTCAGTACAGTGTTACCTAACATTAGTGGTGCGATATTATAATCTTCACCATTGACGAAACGGTTCTGAGTGTAGTACAATTGTGGAGCACGTTCTTTAATTTGTTCAATTGTTTCACGAGACTGAGCTAGTGATGACTGGAATTGAAGACTAAATTGCATATCCAAAGTACTTGATTCAAATTCGGATTGTGTATTGGTACGATATGTGTACTTGATAGACTTATTTTGAATATCTGTTGTTTTAATGGTATAAGTTTCACCATTACTAACCCTGTACCAGAAACGATAAGAACCACGAGGAACTTGACCGGAACGAGCGTCGGGGAATTTAATTGTAATCTGATCGTTATCACGAGTAGTTACTGAGAAGATACTTTTTTGTTTACGATCTACTGAGTTATATGAAATTGATTCAATTGCTGGAACACGTGTCCATTTAGTACGTACTAAACCATCATCTGTAATTTCTTGTACCCATACATCAATCTCATTGATGTTATTAGTATTCAAATCTTGTACACGGCTTTCAATACGTTGGTCATATTCAAAATCAGTGAAAGATAAGTTACCTTGTTTAAAGTAAACAAAGAATCCAGTATATGGAGAATCAAATCCATTACCATCATTACGATAGATAATATGTTTTTGCTCTTGTGGCTGTGGATGGCGTTCAGAAACAGTACCAGTACTTGTAATATCAGGGTTAACAACTTCAAATGGAGTTGAAACACCATTAATATTCACGGTGAACGGAATATTAGGAGCACTCATAGGAATTGTATTCATTTGATACAATTGGTTTGAAACACCATTAACAGTTACTTTCTTAATTGGATCACCAAATTGGTTTGTATCAATAAGAACACTGTTCATTACAAGAATAAAGTTCTCGTACCAGTTATTATCGCTTGGATCATTCCAACGTACTAATTGGTTCTTTAAAGACTGACCGAAGCTGTTTTTAATATCCTGGTTTGTTTTGACTGTCATAACTTTTGCTATGCCACGTCCTGGGTATGCACGTTTTGGTGCATAAGAAATCATCTTAGCCAATTTCAGTACTGAAGCTCTACGCTCTGCTGTATCGAGAAAGTTCTCACGGCTGTTCAAGTCCATACGGAATGCTAAGTTCTGTCCAATCAATGCGATTGTATCCAGAATAAAAATGAACTCGTCGTTTTCAATCCAGTCATTAAATGAATCAGGATATGTTAGACGAAGATAGTTAACCATACTTTCACGAATTGTATCGAAGTCATAAGCAGTCAAGTTGATTTGAGCAAATGACTCATATACTTGTTGCCAATCTTCAGCAGCATACAAATTGGATTGTCGTTTTTGTTGTGCCATGTTTTTATACACCTCATATAATAATATAGAAATATTTATCCAAAAGAAAAGGCATCCAGAGGATGCCTTTAATCTTTATTTAAGCAGCGTTAACAAACGCCATTCTTTGTTGTGATCTGTTATCAAATACCAGTTCTAAATCTTCTACTGCTTCCAATTGGACATAATAGAGAGAAAGATCAATTCGATAACCATACTCTACACTTGATACGGTTACAGATAACAATTGTAAACGAGGATCAAGTGCTACAATACGACGAACGTCAGCTTCTAGAAGTTGAGAGTTTCCAGGTCTGTCGATTTCGAAAAGCAAGTCCCAACCAATAAAACCGTACTCAACATCCATTACACGTTCACCCTTACGAGTGTTAAAGTGATTTAGTAAGTCTTGACGAACAATGTCAATATCATAAAGTACTTGAGTCTTCCCCACAATAGGAGAAGCAAAACCTTTGAATATAACTGCCATCTGTTATTCCTTATAGTGATTCTACAATTCGAGCCAGTGTTTCAGCACGAGATGTAGTTTGTTTATACCAATTAGAATTACGCATCTCTTTAGCAGCAAGCTTATAATCACCTTTACCCATAGCAGTTAGAGCATTTTTGAATTGCGATACTCTTGGTTTACCCATTTGGAATACCATTTGAGTTAAAACTTTTTGTAGAGCAATTCCACCCTTCATACCATATTGTTCATATAGTGATTTAGCATCAGCTACTTTAGATGCGAGATCCTTAGCTAGTAAGGTATTTGCTTGACTTTCGTTTAGACCTTGTTTAAAATCTTCACCAGTCAAAATCAAATGACCATACCCAATTGTTGGATAACCTAAGCTATCTTTATATGTCCAGAATTTACCATCTTTATAATAACCAACTTTTGTTTGATACGCAATTGTACCTTCAAAGTTTTTAATATCATTTAAAAGACCAGGATCTGAACTTGTTAATACCCAATTACTCATTTAATACCTCCTGAATTAATCAGTACAAGTATTTATTGGCAGGACTCTACACGACGAGCCATAATTTCAGCACGACGAGTTGTTTGTCTATACCAAGCTGAGTTTCGAATACCTGCGGCAGCACCTTTATAGTCACCGTTCGCCATTGCTTGTAATGTATTCTTGAATTTAGCTACTTTACCTTTACCCATTTGGAAACACATTTCTGTCAAAACGATTTGACAAATGTACGGTGTTTTCATATTATACTGAGCATAAAGTGATTGTGCGTCACGTACAGTACGAACCAAGTCTTTCTGTAGCAAAGCATCAGCCTGAGCTTCATCAATACCACCAGCAAAGTTATCGGATGCTGTAATCAAATGTCCATATCCAATAGTTGGATAACCTAAGCTATCTTTATAGATCCAGAATCGACCATTACGATAATAACCAACGGCTGTCTGGTACTGAATAGTACCTTCGAACTCTTTAACTTCTTCAAGCAATTTACTATCAGAAGCTACAACTTTCCAATCGACTGCGGTCTTATCTAGACTTGATAAATCTTCTGCTGGAACATTAGCTGATGAATTTGAATTACGTTTTGTAGTACTTGTCTTTCTAGGCACATGCATGGAACCACGTTGTGAATATCCTGAACCAATACTTCCTACACTTGTAATAACAACTAGGTCTGTACTGTTTTCTGAATATGATGACGCTGGTTTTGGATTTGGATTCGATGGCTTACCAATAGTTAAACTCTTGTTAGCACAATCAGCACCTTTACCTGTTACAGTACTGTAGAATAATCCAGGATCAACTGTACCACTCCAACCATAGATATTTGCTGAGACTAAACGAATTTCAAATTCAAATACACCATTAGCTGTACCAATTTTCTGACCTTTAGTTACTGTATCTTTGTTATTAACGGTTACATCAATATCATAGAAAATAGATTTATACCCAATTGGGTGTGTAATAATAACACCACCATTACCCATCTTAGTTATTAATCCACCTTCTGGAGCAACTACATCACCCTTAGCTTGAATAATCCAACCATTGCGATTTGTAGTACTTCCACTTTGAGTTGGAACACCTTTACCCCAATATCCAAATTCACGAATGGTTCCGGTAACTGGCATGAATAATTGTAAACCTTCATATGTAGTAGTGTAAGATTGCACCGTAGTGTCATCCTCACCGCCATCAGACACGACTAAATCTTGCGTTAGTACTTGACCAACCTCGCTCGTGCTGTTAATATGCTGTACTGTTTCTTGTTGTTGTACAGTCGGAGTTTGAGCCGCAACGTCATCGGCAGGTTCAGCGGAAGCTGCTGCTGAAGCAGAAGAAGAACCACCACCTTGAACCGGAGGATTCATAGCATCACTGTGACTTGTAGGTGAACTAAATTGTTGGTGAGTGTGAATGTGATTCACTAAACCAACACTTGGAGTTTGGAAGTCTGGAGCACCAACAACTGCGGAACTAGCTGTGCTTCCACCTTTAACTGTGAAGTTATTTCCACCACCAGTAAGATTAACTGATGTACCAGTAATATCAACAGTACTAGATGCTGTGATAGCAGTGTTAGAACCAGAAGTAATATTAGTACTTGAACCAGATTGAACACGAATACTTGCTGAAGCAACTAAACGCAAATCAGCACCAGTGTTAATAACAACCTGACCATCAACTTTAACGTCTAGAGAACCAACTAAATTTAATTTAGAAGCACCTTGAGTATGCATATTAAAATTGCCACCAATTTCAACGTTCATATCCCTTGCTACAGTTAAATTGAAATCTTCATCTGTACGGATAGTAATACTCTTATCAGAGTGAACAGTAATTTGTCCGTCTGGAGTCATTTCAAAACGTGCTGTACCATCACGGTTAATCAAGAACACGTTTCCTTGGTCTTCTGATAGTAAGAATTGAGCACCACTACGAGTACGTAGAACGATACCTTCATTTTTACGTTGACCAACGGTAGTGTCATTTACTGCGTTTCCTAATTGTGTGTTTTGGTATGAATCAGGATCTTGATCCCAATTTGGTGCTGTTAATTCAGCATCAGTATAACCATCATCAATAATAAAACTATTACCACGTGGTGAGGACATACCATAAACAGTACTGGTAGTTTGGCGAGTACTTGAACGGTTCGCAGCACCTTTTTGTTGATCGTATAGCAAATTTTGTTTTGTTAGACCAGCAACCAACGGTACGTTGACATATTTCTGATCCATTTCTGTTTGTAATGTGTTACGGTCATAGTCAGTAATAGGTACTGCCATGTCATAACCACTGTTCGGTAGTGTTTGTGTCGCACTACCAGGAACCATTGTATTCATGCGGTCATCATAACCACATGCGAACCACCAGCAATCGTGAATGTTACCGTTTGCGAAGAATATCGCAACAGTAGTTCCCACATCTGGTGGAACAGCCCAAAAGCCGTAGCCTTTGGGGAATTGTGAATAAGATTCAGCACCAGGTGTACCAGGAGTTCTCCCAGCAAATGGTGATAGATAGGATGCTGTTAACCATGAACCTTTAGAGTCAGAATCAGACTGTGAGTTTTGAACCCAAACTTTTAATTTACCAGTTCTGGTAGGATCTCGGTTATCCATAACTGTAGCTAATTGTACAAATTGTGGATTAAAACGAGCGGCCTGGTTCTTAGCATAAGCCATACTATTACTAGTACCTGAACCATTAGGTTGTTGAGATGCCATTATTGTTTCCCGTCTTTCTTAACTGATTCCGCTGACTGCGTACCAGTTGTTTGTTGATCTTTATTACGTAATGAACGAATTACTAAACCAGCAGATAATTGCTGAGTAAATGAACCGTTACTACTGAATTCGCTAACGACTTTGTTAACACGATAGAAGTTTTGGTTGAATACTGATTTCTGATTCACTTCCAAAATACCAGTATCATCGCTAATAGCAACAATGGGTTTTAAATTTAAAAGCAAATATGTTTCAGTTGTCATATAATTCGCAAAGTGTCTATCTTCAGGACTTGGATTAAGGTCTTCACCACGTGCCGCTCTATCAAGATAACGAACGTATGAATAATCTCCCCATCCTAACCAGAATGGATCACCAACAACTTTAATATCCAGTTTACCTAAGAATGAACGGTTATAATAGTTGTCTCGAATTAAGCGACGTTGTAATTCATCATCGGAACTGTTGTCGCCCTTAGCACCGGAGTTAGTTTTACCGATGTTTGTAGGTTCAGTTGGAACACTATCAACTCTAGGAGTACCGATACCATTAGTACCTTCAACACCAACATCTATTGTATTACGAAAATCTTCAATATATGATGGCAACGCAGGAGCAATCGACAAGTTAGTATTACTTTGGTCTTCTTCACCTTCAGTTGGCATTACTCTAGTAGCGGAAACACCTTGAGCATCACGAACAAATTGCTTTTCTTCGTCAGTCAACTCTTGACCAGATTTTTGCTTATTAACTAGTTCTTGGGATTTAGCCCATAGAGTTTGTGTATCAGCCGTACTATATTCTTGTCCAGCAAGTTCTAATGTTTCGGCAACGTGCGTACCAGTACTGTTCTGCTTATCAATCTGTGATTGTGGGTTACGAGTAACCGCAATATTAAATCCTTGGTCGTACTTAATATCTAAGATTAAGATTTCAGTATTAAGACCACTGAATTGATAGTCATAACGTTTACCATTAATTTTAGGTTTATCACCATCAGAAGCATCATTGATTTTATCTGCGTTATCATAGAAGTACTGAAGGTTAAAAGATTCTGGCATTAAATCATCTTTTGATGTTACATCACCAATTTTGTATTTCAAGATATAGAAAAAGTTCTTATAAGCACTAGTATCTCGAATTGGATCATATCCAACATATCTAGATACCGGAATAATGTTAACAAAGTTACGACGCTTATCAGTACTTTCATGTAATGGCATACAACAGTCCAGAACATCATCAATTACACGAGATACAGGAACATCAGCACCCCAGGTAAAGTCTTTAGCACCACTTGAACCATTTTTTGATTGATTAACTTCTGGACTTTGTTTTGAGTCGTAGTTAATAGTCATGTTAGCAAGTTCAGTCGGGAGAATCATTTTAAAATATTCATCGTTAGAAAAAGCATCATAACGATAACGCAAATAACCGTATTGATCAGTTGCTACCTTATTCATATGGTCTTGAAGTTGTTGAATGAATTCACCAAATGTACCAGTAGTACATGTGTAAGGTTCTTTAAGAGTCCAGTCTTTGTTTTCCATCATACCACCACGAGTACTACTCAATGATAGTGTGTATGTAATAGCTCCACCACTTTGAGATGCGGTTCCTTGAATAGTATTCAAGCGAACACCCCATTTACGGTTAAGAGATTTCATAGTTGTTGGAGCACCAGTATCTTCATCATAACCAATGAAGTTCAGTTCCATTACGAATGGAACATCCATGAATTTTTTATATCCTAGAGTATTTGAAAGTACTACAAGGTCATCGAAAAGGTGTTGACCACCATTTTCTTTAATTTCCATAATAGCAGTGTTCATGGAATAGTTTGAAGTAATACCTGGTGTTGCTGGCCCAGCTTGTGTAATTTTTACACTCTCAATACTGTATCGTCCAGTTACAGCACTTTGTGCTACAACGTACTTGTTAACATCTACCATGTCATTATCTAAGAATAGTTCATATTCAGCAGGTGACATAGTATAAAGAGAGAAGTTCCAAGTATAATTATGATAAGCTAGTAATGGATTATCATATGGAAGTACTAGAGCATTCAAATCTACGTTTGAATACAAGTCAGTACTAGCATCATATGATTTTTGTTTTTCTTGTGCTGTACGAGCCACATAAGCATTAGCTTGACCGGGAATCATACCTTTAACACTTGTACTAGCTTTCTCAACTCCAGATTTGGCTGCTGAGACTGCTGCGTTACTAGCTTGTGTAGCACTATTTTTTGCGTTTTGAGCGGTTTGATTTAAACTTTCTACATTTGATAGAATTTGATCACCGACTCCTTCCATATTTGTTTCTGGAGTACTGGTGCTACCTGTTTGTACTTTGTTAACAATGTTATTAATTGACGCCATGTTGAAAAATCCTTACTTAACGTTACGTGAGCCGTTTAACCAAACTTGTACACGTTGTAATGATGGAATTAAAATAGTTGTTCCAGCCGTAAAATCATAAATTGGATCTACGAGAAGATCTGGATTAAGTAAAGCAAAAATGTAATACAAACGTTCATTCCCGTACAAGTCCTTAGCTAAACGCCAAGGCTGTTCATTGTACTGAGGTGGAATGATATATTCTGAATCACTATCCGCTTTAACCATAGTTTGTGGTAAGTTGTAATCAAGATACCAAGTTTGATCAACCTTAGAATAAGGTGAGTATGTACTGTATTGAGATGCCATTAAATGTATCCTCCTTTACGAAGCATTTCACCACGTTTAAATGCGTTCAAGTTGAACTTAGTGGTCATGAAGTTCGGAGTAGGCTGTTCTTCCAATTGAATTGTAATATTCAATTTTTGTGGAACCCAAACTTCGTTTTCTGGATTAGTAGTACCAGTATTACGAAGATTCTCAAAGTACGCACGAGTTGCGGAGTCAGAGTAATCGTAACCATCAACTGAACTGTCTACTGGTACTTGAATATAAGGAACATCATCAGCATAACTTAATTGATATGATTTGATAATAACGGGAATGTCATTATAAATGTATCGTCCATACCCACTTAGCAATAGAATTGGTGGTGGAGCACCAACAACAGCAAAATCTGGATTACTTGATAAAGCTGCTTGTCTACCAAAGTCCATTTGTGTAACTGAACGAAGGAAATGCATACATGCTAATGTATACATTGCTTCCATACCAGTACTTGAATAGAAAGAACCTTGAATGGTGATTGTTGTGTTTGATGTGTTTTTGTAGTTGTTATAACCACTGTTTGTGTGAATCGGTTGTTCTGATTCGTAGTTTACTGTACGTTGTTCAGATATGATAGGAGTATAGTTCCATACCATACCGTTTGTAACACGTAAAAAAGACAATATTGATGATTGTGAACTACCTGTTTGTGATCTATCACCATAAACATAGTTAGCTGCGGCATCTTTTGGTCTTAGTCTTAGTCTGCGGTCTATCATATACGTTCTCCGTGAAAATGTTATCCTGTATTTATTATGTGGAACGAAAATTAAAAATGTGGTATAATGTAGCTGTAAAACAAGGATCGTTTTATATAAAAACATGGAGATTTTTATGGCAATTAAACCAAAACGCAAGAAGTACTTGAACAATGCGGATTTGCTAAGAGAAATTCATATCAGTAAAATGTCATATTGTTGGGTGCTAGACGATGCTTACAATATGTACGATTATATCGTCTTCGACGAGTCCGAAATTACTGAAGAATTACTTGAACTAGCTACTGCGGAGCGAATTAAACGCTTAAATTCGAGTACGCTAGACAAAATACGTGCTGAACATGCTTTCACTGCCAAGAAAGCAAAAGAGTACGCTGACGAAAAGAACTTACTTGTTCATGACATTCCAGTTGACGAGGTTGTTATTCGTGTGATTACGAATGAACACATCCCGTTCATTGAAAATAATGAAGATCAGAAGAAAGTTCGTACCAACTTTGAACCCTTTAAACATTACATCGCTGATAACACTGGTGAATTGTATGAAGTTGCTCGTTCACATTGGAAAGGTGATCTTGAAGATGGCGTATTCAGCCTAACACATGGTCGTCAAACTAATGAGCTAGGCAAAATGTTCATTAAATTGGCAGAAGAAATATCTCATAAACCTAATTATCGTAATTATACGTACTTAGACGAGATGATGGGTGATGCTCGTATTCAATTAGTAAAGAATGCGTTGCTATTCAATGAAAGTATTCTGTACAAGAAGGTAAAACCAGCCGTACAACTCA